GGCTAATTTCTAATGAACCTTTGGGTTCATCATTTTCTTGTGGGTCAAAAATATTTATTTTGTAATCTTTTGCTATGCCTGCAATAGTTATATCGTCTGCCTTTCTCATTTTAGGTTCTAAATTAAGTTCTTTAAATATATCCTTAAACATTTTTTCTGTGTTTATTTGAAATTCATAAGTATATTCATTCCCAAACATCTCATAAGGGTTACCATCTATCACCCATTTTGGTGCTTTTGCATTAAGGCCAGTTCCGGGAATATCCAAACCATGTTTATCTTTCTTCTTTAATTTTTCATTTGTTATCTCAACTGTAATATATTCTTCTATGTTATCTATTGCCTCTTCATAAATAGATTTTGTGTCGGCAATATCTCTTAGTTTATTTGCTTCTTCACTCCTTCTAGTCTTACCTAATATTAGTTTAAACCCATGTTCTTCTAAATATTGCTCAACCTTTAAATCTTGGTCTTTTAAATTATTTTTCAAATAACTAAAATCTTTTGAGTCTAACTTAACTGAACTGCCTCTAAAGAAGTGCTGTAATTCAGTAATAAAATCTACTACATCTTGATTTATTAACAATTCCCAACTTGACCTAATATGTTCTTTGTATTCTTCTCTATCAAATTTCATTTCATGTGTCTGTTCAGACGCTTCTTCCATGAAATCTAAATCCAAATACCTTCTTAGATTTTTCTCAATATCCTTATGCGACCCCGTAGTGAGGGGGTTCATAAGAAATTTAAGCATTAAATCATATAGAGCATTAGTGCGTTGTCCTTTATCGGACTCTTCTAATGTAATTTGATTTATGTGTCTATCAAGACCTAATTTATATGTGTTAGTATCTAACACCAAAGGCTCTGGTATAGAAATAGTCATTTAACCCACTCATGCTAACCAAGCCGCCCAAGCAGCACCTTTCTGAATTAATCCTGTAAGGCCTATTCCTGAACCGGGCGGTGTATAGGTTGGTTGTCCTGTATTTGGGTCAATCCAATAAGGATTACCCATTGTATCATTACCTGCGGGTGGAATAGGATAACCTGATGGATTGTTAAATGCTTGTTGTTGTTGCATCATCATATTATTTGCTTGAACCATAGGATTTCCACCACTAATCTGTGCAGGGTTTAATCCTCCAGCATTAGGCATTCCTCCAGTATTAGGTATTCCTCCAGCATTAGGTGTTTGATATGCTTGTGGTGTATATTGTTGTGGTTGTTGATTAGGCATTTGTGATGTAGCGAATCCTTGTGCTTCAAGGTATTGTTGTTTAGCCATCTTGCGTTGCATAATAACTTCAGTATTAAGTGCCGAAGCAACAATTGCTTGAATATCTAATTGAATGTTTTCAGCAGTAATCGCTTCATATTCTCTTAATGCATTTGGTTCAATTTCTAAATCACCGTTTGTATTATTAATGAATTTTAATTTTACTAGCATTTGACTTACTACTCTTTCAGTAACATCTTCCATTAGTTTTTCTAATGCGGTTAAAAACTCTACGCCATGATATGTGAAAAATTCTTCCACATGGTTTTCTTGTAAAGTCAATAAATTATTTACTGCCTTAAAATCAGCCGCGCCTTGCGTGGTTATCTGTTGTGCTATCGTTGAATTAGTTGTTCCAAATACGCCCATATTATTCTACCTCTTCTATTATTTCTTGTTGCACTACTTGTGCACCTTTCGTCATTAACTCAATTACTCTTTTATTAATTGCTTGACTTTCTATTGTTAATCTAAATAACTCATCTTCATTTGTTTCATTCGTCATTTTCGGCGGTCTTATTGTCCAACCCGTTCCCGACAAAGACTCAATATCCGATTGCCTTAATGAAGTTAGCGGTGCAGATTGTAATAATTTAGGCACTTTAGGTCTAGGTATGTATTGATTAAACTCTAAACCGTGTTCATCTGCTATTATTTGTTGCTCTAACATCTCATATTGTTTATGTAATTGAGCGTGTTTATTACAATAAGTGCCTCTCATTGGATAACCCCTTCTAACTTTATGAAGAGGAATTGTTGGCCTCATTGGGTCAGAAGCATCCCAAATTTTATGAGTGCCACAAACAACACATCTATCTCTCGCATTAAATTTGTAACCAAAAGGCATCTTTAAGAATCGTTTTCTTTCTGGCCAAAGAACTTTAATCATTTCTTTTAGTTGTTTCTTTGGTTTAGAACTTTTATATTCATAATTCATTACAGCCCCTGCTGCTCTAGCAAATTTTAATGGGGGCATAAACGGGTTGGCTACTGTTGCATTAGTAGCACCTATTAAACTAGGCGGTTGGTAATTTAGTGTCATTTTCTCATCTCGTTACATTCTACGCAAGGACATATTATACCCATTGAACAATTTTCTGTTATCATTAGTAATCATCTATCATTGTTGCTATTCCACGATAAACCATTTCTGAATCTGATTTCGCGCTTACTATATATTTGTAGCAGGGTATTCCTTTATCATTTAATTTTTGCATTCCATCTTTAAAGGATTCAAATATTGGGTGTTTTTGTATGTCGTCATATTCATATTTATCTTTCCATAAATCGAATTTATTTGCCCAAATGCCTACTGCTATAGGAAAGTCGTGACTTTTCTTTTTTTGTCTTCTGTTAATTGCATCCCAATAAGGAGAACATATTGTATCAACTAAAAATGTCCAACATAACTGTTGTTCAATATCATAATGTTTATCCATGTGTCTATCATCTATCATGAATATTATGTATTTTACTTTACGGGATTTCATGTCTTTAAGCCATTCTCCCCAATAAAGTGTTTCTCCTCCTACATCTGATGTTCTAATTGTATGTTGGTCGCCATCAATTTTAATAGTTTTTCTACTGGCCCTGTTTCTCCCAACAGTCCTTTCTTTAATTTTTGGAACTTCTCCTCTTGTTCTTAATTGATGGTGTAATGTTGTTTTTCCTACCTGTGTTGCCCCATATACCCCAAAAGGAACTGCATGGAGTTTTTTCCACAATAAACCTATTTGTTCCGCCATTATGATAACAAAGCCTGTCATTATTGACATAAGACTTCCTCATAAACTATAGACAATGTTCCAAAAACCCTCCCATGTCGAAACATACAAATTAACCCCAAATAGACTTATTCCATGACCAATAAAAAAACTAATTATACTAATAGCAGTTGCCCAAAAATAAAATCTTGCTCTTAAAAACCAAACATCTGCTGAATGCGCTCTTTGTAAATCATACGCAATAGTAGTTTCATCAAACCCAAAGGCTAATGAATCTAGCATTCTATCACTCAAGTTTCGCTAAGAAAGACGGTGCGACAGTTTGTTCTGATTCCATTGGTTGTTGCCTAAATATAGGAGGTTGTTGAAACTGCGGCTGCATTGGTTGTCTATACTGATTCATGCTTTGCCTAATCTTTTCTCTTTGTTGGTCGTCTCTTTGTCTTTTGCCCCAATATGCGGCTATCTTTCTATCTAACAAAGTCATTTCAATATAATCATTCAAGACTAAATCAAAGATTGCTTTCATTACTAATATGCCCCCAATGGTCATAAGACCAAAGACTAATGCGTGTGCATAGTCATTAAAGGCAATCATATCGCCATACTTCGCATAGAAGTAGACATTCGTTCCACTAATTGCTCCAACGAATAATATCGTCATTACAAGTTTTGTTTCTTTTTCTAACGCTGGCATTTAATCACTCAGAAGAACTCGACAGAATATTCTATTGTGCCTGATTCTACCACATAAATGCCTTCGGCAACTATAGCCCCATGAAAATCATAGTCATAGTTATGCGGCGTTGAACTAGCACCAACATACATTTTGGTAATTACTTTTTTACCTGATGTTGTTGCTGCATTAGAATCATAAACAGTTATACTTCCTGCAGTATTGCCTGTAGTAAACACCTTAATAGATGCTATTCTACATTTACCAACATAAACAAGTTTCGTTGCGCTTAATACGCCTGATGTGTTACAGCCACTAACCATTCTATCGCCCTCTCATTTCTCCGAAGAAGCGATATGCTTATCAACCTTTTCTGTCGATTTTGATTCTTTAGTCGTTTCTATAGTCTTTTTAGTTACTGCAGGTTTAACCACCTTTTTTACAGTTTTAACTATTTTCTTTGATTTTGTCGTTGGAAACATACTATCTATTAAATCGGTGGTGTTTCCTTTAACACCGAATTCTGTTTTTAACAACTCAATAGTCCAATCAGATGCTGAGGAAATTGCCTCTTTATCTTCTAAACTAAAAGTTATTCTATAATCATTTGAGCCAATAAAACCAATAGCAACTAATGTTGGAACAGATGTTCTTTCCCCATATTTAAACACATATTCGTTACCATTAGCCAATATAAAATTTACCGGCTTACTCTCTTTATTTAATTCTAAAAACGCCATATTGAAAACCTCAATAATTTAGTTACCTATGCCTCCAATTAAGGAGACATAGATAACATATTATGTTTAAAGGTTGCCCCAAACTCTAACCCTAACAGACCCGCCATTAGCGTCATTAGCCAAAGTAGCATTTGTTCCGTCTAACGAAGTGAACATAAGAGCAAAAGAAGTTCCACTCTCATAAGCACCTGCGGCACTAATTTCTACTGAAGCCAAGACACCATTAGCGTTGTCTGAACCTGTAATAGACACGCAATGAATTGATGATAGCCCCAAAGCAGTAGCAGGTATTACTGAACCTGCTGCTACAACGGAAGTAACATCTATCAAAGCATCAACAACATATTCATCCCCTACTGCCTTCGGCACAGTCATGCCTTTATGGTCAGCAAGTGCTGTTACTGTGTATGCTAATGCCATGCTTAATCACCTCATGCACTCTTTAGGTTGGTTATCTTACCCTGACCCTTGAAGAAAGAACAACCGGTTTCAGCAATGGTTCGATACATTGCTTGATTACCTAATGTTCCAACACCGAAGGGGTTTCCATTATCAATTCCATCCTCAAAGTATTGGGTTGGCTTCATAACGCTCATCCAAAGATGGTCGGTATCAAGTATCAATAAATCACTAAGCGTGTTTGTTGCGCTGCCGTGTGAAGTCTTCGGCATATCCTTACATGGGATAAGAGGTATATCAAAGTAAGTAGCGACCCTAAAGCCAACTTCTGAACCCTTTACTCCTCTAACTCCATTATGGGTAGGGATAACTTCCTTTCTGTCCATAAACCTTTCTTGTGCTTGTAGTAAGTCACCTAGATGCTGAATAGTATCATATCCAGTTAAGATAACCTTTGGTGAACCACCGTTCTGTCGGATTCTCCTTAACATGTCATTAATAACAGTTAAAGTTAGAATACGGCAGTTAGCGGCTGCATAGCCATCGCCATAATCTACTTCTGCATCTAAGAAAGACGCAACAGCAGCACCACTAGACAATTGACGGTCAGTTGCACCGTAAATGGTCGTAATGGTTGTAGGTAGAGTTGCAGCAGCAGCAGATGTCGCTAAAAGCGAAGCATCGTTTAGTGCATTTAACTCGGCACTTGAAGCAACTACCTTCATTAAAGATGTATAGTTGCGACCAAGATTAGTTACTGTGTTTGCTTCATCATACTTCTCAAGAGGCATTAGTAGCATCTTGTTCTGCACTTCTGCGTGGTGCTTACCCATATCTTCACGAATTAACGCTCTTAAGTCACCTACACCGTCATCAATCTTAGCCATTTCAAGGGCTATTTCTGAGAACTCAAAGAGATGAGCCACAGTCTTAGGGCTGGTGAATAATGTTGTGTATTCTGGCGTAATGGCCGGAATATCATTTCCAGTTCCTAATGATGCATTCTCAGCAACACCACCGATTAAATCGGCTCGTGGTGTTGTTGTTCCTCTTCCTGTTCCTACTCCTGAACCGCCAACATCGAAGGTTGAACCTGCGCCACCTTCTGCTCGGCTTTTCAAGATACGCCATCCACTTGAAGTATATGGCCTCTTTGGAAGTATAGCCAAAGCATTAACCTCTTGGTTAAGCATAGACCATACTTTCTGTCCGTATATTTTGTTGTAAAGACTGCTTAATCCACTAGCACCTGACATAACAGATGTTGAAGCGTCATGGGCGGTATGTAATCCACCAACGACTCCGGCACTCTTTAACAACGAATTTCCTGTTCCGCCCCTAATTCCATAGGTAGCGGCTTCTAAATCTTTCATCGTCTTAATATATCCACTCATTTTATTCACTCCTCATATTGTGCTACAAAGTTGTTAATCTCAGCCCAAGACATTTCAGATACATCAACTTCAGGCACTTCAATAGTTTGTGCCTTAGCAATTGTTTCTGTCTGTTCTGAAAGAGACTTCCTTAGTGTAGAAAATTCATCTCTTAGTGCTTCTACTTCATTCTTTGCGTCATACTCGCGTCGTGATACTGCACCCTTACGGACAGTTTGCTCACTAGCGAACCTTGTAGCGAATTGGGTCTTTAGAGAGTCATAAGCCATCTTCTCTAACTGTTCTGCCTTAAACGCTTCATAGGCTTTTTCTACATTTTCGTTTGAAAGGTCTAAGGTAGCGAATTCATCATTCGACCATTCCTTATACAATGAACCTAACTGCCCTGCTTGTTCATGCTTTTTGCCCTGTGATTCTTCACCGGCTCCTGCATTCTCAACAAAACCTTCTGGCCCTGTGCGGCCTTTCAATTCCGCTTCATCATAAGAAGTCAATTCAAGGTCTTCTTCATTTGAATCATAAGTTGCTACATTCAAATCTTCTTCCTCCATTGACTCTCCTTCTGCTGCATCCAACCCATCCATATTTTCTACTTCAAGGTCTTCTTCAGCCTCTTCCTTCTTGAAGTCGTTTAATTGGGTCATAAACCCATTTAACTCCTCAAGTGCTTTTTCTAGTTTTTCACTCATTTTTTCTTTCTCCTCTTTTAAAATATCAAACTTTGCTTCAGGGTTTATTCCTTTTTCACAGATTGTTACTTCATGGAGTTCTAATTTGTCAATTTCATTATATTCGCCTAATTCATCATTAGACTTCTTTCTTTTACTTAAGGCTTGACCACCTATACTAAATGAACGCAATGTTCCTTTTCTAATTCCTCGTGAAATTTCTTTTGCTTTTTCTATGTCGTCTCTTAATTTAATAACAACATAAAATCCTACATCATCTACTTGTGTTCTATGAAGATTGCCGTTTTTATCTCGGTGTTTTTCTATTACATCTCCTACTTGAACATTTGAATGATTAGACATTACATTTCTATATTTAGGAGTCTCCATATATTTTGTTACTGCTTCTTCTAATGCCTTTAATGTGATTAAGTCATTTTGTTTATCTACAATTTCTATTGAAGCATATCCACCAATTACTAAATCATCTGACTTTAGAATGTTAAACTCGTTATCGTCACTCGACTTAAGCAATATCGCTTCGGACACATAAGCACTTCCTATTTCTTCTATATGAACTGAGCGTTATTCCTCTATTTGCATGGTTAATTTTTTATGCCTATCTTCAGTAATATCCCATAAACCTTCTTCTTCTTGGCGTTCTAACATCTTTTGTTTGATTCCTGTCCATGCAAGCCATGTATCTTGGTCTTTGACCGGAACAACTCGCATATGTAATCTGGTATCGAATTTATCTCCTTCTAATTTATATTCATGATAACCATGTCTTTGAACGCCCATTAGTATTTTACCACTATCTAATAGTTTATCCTTCTTTACTCCCCTAGAAACTTCAGCAGGATATTTACCAGATTTTCCAAATAAATTGTAAATGTCTTTTGTATTATCTATGTCAATTGTCCACGCAAATGTTTTATCTTTGTATGTAATTATAAAATCTAAATTATCATCTTCTCTATTATAAATTTTAAACTTTCCATATTTACTATCATTTTGTTCTTCATCTTTAATTATTACTTTTGAGTTTGCTGTAAACTTTTGTCC